ATCCCACCGAAAGCAATCGTCTTGATGGTTCGGCCAGCAGCGTAGCGGATAGCCTTTCCAATTTTGCGCTCGTTCATTCATCTTGGCCTGATAGGAATTGGCGGAGCGCCTTGTTTTCTTTTACGAGTCGGTTGTTTTCTTCGGTGAGCGACTCGATGCGAATGTTTAATAAGTCTACAAGCAATTCAAGGTCAGCCATCTGTTCTTTAACTAGTCTTGTGAGATTTAGTAGTCTTGTGATGCCGTCGAACATAGTCTTCGATTCTTTCTAGGTGGGTTTCTGCGAGTGCTCTCCCCTCCGGCGAGTCGTCGTATGTGTGCTGATAGACTGGGAGCGGGTCGCCCCTTTCGAGGCGCAACCCTATCGGACATTCATTCATACAGATGACCAACCGGAGAGAGAGAGTTCCGTTCATTTCTTAGAACGGAATGTCGTCAGTTTCGTCGGGTTGAGCAACATAGCCGTTGCTTTTTGCAACGATGTGTTTGTCCTGCTTGGCCGCTGGCTTGCGCCGGTTGCCGAGCCATTTTGCCTTTTCATCTCCGAAGAGCCACCGTTCTACACAGTTGAATTGGTGATCTGGGTTGGTTTGCCCTGGCTCTACTCCGATGACGCAAACTCCTTTTTCGCCAATAAGGTCTTCGGCTTCCACCGTGACGTCTTCGCCTGGAACTACGGCCCGCCCGATGCTGGACAGCACTTGGTCAACCTTCCACGCCGCCTTGGGAGTGAACGTGAGGTGTTCCCACATTTTCGGGCCTTCAACGCCTCCTTCGAGGATGACGGCAACGTCTAGCTTTATCGTCGGGTTTCCGGCTTGGCTTGTCTTCTCGACGGCTTTAACGATTTCGACTTCGTAGGTTCCCGGCTCTACGAAGTAGACGGCCGCTTGTTTAGGTTCGCTTGCTTTGTATGTTGGCATATTTTTGGTTTCTATTTTATTTTTGTTTGGCGGAGTTGTGTTGTCGGCGCTCCGGCCTTGATCGCCGTTGTATCTGGCTCCACGCCGTTGTTGGCGCAGAGTTCGAGATAACTCTTTTCTGACATCTTACCGCCCATCGCGAGTATTAATGTCTCCTTCGTGATACCTTCGGAGGCTTTAGCGATAGCTTCAGCTTCCACAAACTTGCGTCCGCTCATGCTGGTGAGCTTCCATCCCGCTACCTCTTCGCCGTTTTCGAGTCTCGTCTTGAGATGACCGAGTATTGGCTCGGCGATCTCTTTTTCTGCGAGCTTCCACTCTTTGGCAAACGCTCCAAGCGTTTCGGGCGTTGCAAGGATGCGATCTTTGATCGCATCGATGCTGTTGCCTGTAACGTCTGGAATGAGCGCGATAGCGCTCTCAGCCTGTCTGACGATGGCGTTGCAGCTGTTGTAATGCTTACACCAAGAGCAATACTCGCAAGGCGTCGGCTTGGCGTCCTCGCTTGTTGCGCGGTCGATTGTGCGCTGCGTGCCCTGCTTAGCCTCCTCGTATGTGAAGTCGTAGCTGCGAATCATCTTTTGATCGACGTAGATAACGTGAGCGGTCCAAGACATTTCAAAATTATCTTCCATGCAAGCAAGGCTGTATGCCATTAGTTGATTTCTGTAATTTCGCACCTGTCCTGTCTTTATATCCGCGACCCACTTCTCGGCCTTGCAGACTGCATCCGCCGTTCCGAGTTTCGAGAGTCCAGGAACTGCCATTGCAAGATACTCTTCGCGAGTCTCGACAAACGAACCTTTTGCAAGGCGCGTCAGTTCCTCGACGCCGTAGGCGATAGCACCGGCGTCTTCGCCAACTATTGCAACGTCATGCTGTGCCGAGATCAAGTTGCGGATCGCAACGTCTACCGCCGTTCCGCGCTCCGCTGCGGAACTCGTTCCGTATGCGCCCTCGAAGAGAGCGCATTCGGCGAGTTTGGGCAGGGAGGATGGTGATATTTCTTTGATCATTGGTTAGCCTTTCTCCACTCGATCGCCGTGTTAACGAATTGATCAACGCGAAGCGCAACGCGCTCCAGATACTCCGGCGCGCAGTCGCGCCACGTCTGTTCGCTTGTTAGGACGCCGCGAGCGATCAAAAACTGATTTACAGCTCCTTCGTGCTCTGCAAGTCGTGCTTGCCATCCGACCATTCCGTCGGCTTCGACGATATGGTTCGGCTGTTTAGTTGCAACGGCCTCGAACAAGTGCGCGACCGATGCCCACTCTAGCGGGAGTTCTTCCGCAAGTCCGGATCGCGTCTTGGCGTCGTATGCTGCCGAGTGCGTTGTGAGCAAGATGCGCTCTTTGCCTCCGATACCCTTTCCCTTGCCGCTGTCAGTAGTCGAGACCTTAGTCTTAAACCGTAGGAACCAAAGCTCGTCGGCGAACTCTTTCAAGAGCGGAGCCGATTGTTTGCTTAGTTTCAGTTCGTAACGGTCATATGCAGCCAATGCGTCTGGAGCCTCGAATCGCACTATCTTGCTGTGCGCGATCATGACCACATTCTTACCGGAATCAATGAGTTGATCGACTGATGACAGGAACCGGCTCATTCGCTCTGCCACCATCACCCATCCTTTCCCAAAGCCGAAGTCCTCGATGCTGGTCTTCTTGGTGCTTGCGAGTAGGTCTTCAACGCAAAGGCGTTCTGCCCAATCTGCCGAGTCGATGACGATGGTCTTGTAGTCGGTTGCCTTGGCTTCAGCCAACGCATCCGTTAATTGTTTCCAGTTGCCGATCTCGCAACGATCCACGTCGAGGTGGCTTGTGCCGCCCTCGATGTCCAAGAATAGCGGCCTGGGGAACTTGGCCGCGAATGTGCTTTTGCCTACGGATTCAACGCCGTAGATGACGACGCGCTGGGCGCGTTGTTGTTTGCCTTTTGTTATTTTCATATTATATTTTTTTTGATTTTAATTCTGAATATCTTCTAGCGACATACATTAGTGCAGTGGAATCTCTTTCTTCTGAACTATGAGAGCAGTCGATAAGTTCTTGTATTTTATTTTTTTGTATTTCTAGTGATGACCTGTGATCTCTATGGTTCTTTATTTTACCTTGTAATGATTTTATTTCTTTTTCTATTTCATCAATTTCAAGTTTATTATAAATAATAAATTCGATTGGTATTGGTGACTTTTTCATTTTCCTTTTTGTTGTGCTGCGAATACGGCCACAGCTAATGCCGCCCACGAGTGGGATTTGATGCCGTAGGTTGGCCCCGGCTGGGCCTTTGTTCCCTGCGGCCCGATGAGATCGATCAAAGCTTGGCGAATGTTCGCGTCCTTGGCTCGCATAGTTCCGCAGAGAAAAAGCTTGATATCTTTCCGAAAGATCAATTCAACGTCCACCCGTGCCACCTCGATAAAGCGCCCGATCCATACGCACGTTTCAAATGTCGAAGCTCCTACCGCCATGCCGTAGCTGGCGATCATCTCGCAAGCGCAGCGGTCGTATTCGCGACCGATAAGGATTTGCCTTATCTCGGCATTCGGAAGGTGGCCGTGGTCAACAATCTTTTGTTGGTCGAATTGCACGAACGCGGTGTGAGTCGTTCCTGGATCGAGTGAGAGTATCATTTTTTAGTGCCCTTGTTTTAATTTTGTCGGCTGGAAGTGCTAAGACGTCGCAAATGCCTTGAAATGCTTTTGATCGGATGAAATGAATTGCTGACTCTCGGTCGAGTTCTTGAGCCTCGTTTAGCTGTTTGCTCAAAAATACCTTCTCGCTTTGTAGGTCGGCAACGGCCTGCTGTATCATCCCGCAAAGAAGACTGCGGGTGAATTGGCATTCCGCGTCATGTAGCTCCTCAGCGGTCATCATTTCCGCTCCCTGCGGATTTGGCGGTTCATCCACCATTTGCGAGCCTGTTCCATCTCGCAGGTGGCTTTGATGTTGCCGATTAAATAACCGGCGATAAATGCACAGCAAGTGCAAATTCCGAATAGGGCGAGAAATGTTAGTGGTTCCATATATAAAAATTATTTAAGGTATTCTTCAACGGTCATTCCAGAATTGGACTCCCATTCTAGACGAGTGCGGATCATAAGTGTCTCGTCTTCGCCTTGGTATCCATTTTTTGACTTTTCAATGAGAGCCTCGATATCCCAGGTTTCCATTTGAAGACTGCGAGCCGCTTCTTCGATGGCACGCCATTCACCTATTCCAGTCCCCATAATTGCTCCAGACGAGTCGATAACTAGGTTGGCATGAAAGTCTATTTGCGTTGTGCAGTTGATCCGTCGGTCGTGCCGGATGGAGGGTTGAGTTGTTCCAAAGCGTTTGGAGACTGTCTTGCCAGTTTTGATCCATACGGATGAATCGTTTTTGGTTTGATACTTTGCGCCGATTTCGAGGTCTTTGATTTTCATTTTTGGTTTTCTGTTTTGGTTTCTTCGTTCGAGTTCGTCTCGTTCGATGTGCAAACTCTCATTCATCTCCTCCAAGATGAAAAGAAAAAAATTCACGAAGTGTGAAAATAATTTTTGAGAAAAGTCTTTACATGTGCGCTCAACCAATGCTGGAGCGCAATCTGCGGCTTGGATAGAAACCAAGTCACATAATAAAATCTAACTATGTTGGGCGGTATAAATTAACCTCGCGGACGCCTTGATTCGTACGTATTGTTGCTTTTTTTGTTTCAAGAATCCCTTTTCCGACCGCAGTTTCAACTCGGCAAGAAACAGCTGCGATGGTCAATTTCGACTCTTCCGCAATAGTGCGAATGGTCTTCCATCCTTGTTCCTCAAGCTCTTTCTCGCTTTCAACTTTTGTCGTTTCGTAGAAAGCCGCCCAGGCTTTTTCTAAATCGGCAACAGCCAAGGCTGATTTATTTTTCGCTCGCATAGGTTGATGTTTATTGAATTGTCCTTGTAATACCCATACGCGAAGCCCTGCGACCACGCGAATGTTGCGCGGCGCGTGCTCGCATATTCCATATCGAAACGCGCAAGCATTCCGGTGCAATAGCCCGAAGCGCCGTCTAGCGTGCGAGCGCGTTCCCAGCCTACGCGGTGCAGGTGGGCCAGAACGCATTGGCCGTATGTCTCCGCATGATCGCGGATGGCTTGCACGTTATACATATAACCGTGGATAAATTTGCATCCGCCTAGCTCGTAAAAGCTCCGAATATGGTATGGATACAGCCGCGCTTTGAGTTCCTTCGCGGTCTTCTCGATGGCTTGGATGGTCAGCGTAGCGGCGTGAGCGGCTAGAGCGTTCGGCGACGACGCGAGCTTGTAAAGCCTAGCTTCGTGGTTGCCGTAGAGAATGTGTTGCGGCCTCAGTTCGTGGAGAAAGTCGATACCGGCAGAAAGATCATCGCTGATGCTCGCGGCTCGGTCGCTTGAGTTCGGGTCTGAGATAGCTCCAGAACGAAAGGCGGCTAGGTCTAAGAAGTCGCCTAGGTGAATTGTCGTATCCGGCTTCCAGCGGTCTTTGAACGTCAAAACGGCCTTACGTGCCTCTGGGTCGATCTGGTCGCCGTGAGAACATCCGACAGCCATCCATTTTTTCCATCCCTTCATGTCAGTTCTGGGATATTTCGGCTGGTTCGTTGCTCCCAAATCCACGCGCGAACGGCCTCCATCGTATCTTCATCAAGTTTTGCGAATGCTCCGCTCTCGTGCTTTAAGGCGCTCCGTAGCTCCTGATCTATGTCATCCACTAGGATCAAAATATCAAGGGCTTTGCAGGCCACCTCGTGCTCGTATCGCTCGGTCTCGTCGAATTCCAATGTCATTTTCATGCTTCTTCGTCCTCCTCTTCTTCTTCTGCGTCTGGGAATAAAATACTGAAAGAGTCGCCTGCGAGTCCTTCGACGGCGTATTTGTTACCGAATACAAATTCCCCGTGCATCGTCTCTCCGCCCTGCTCCCAACTGACGATGGCGAGACCGCAGTCGTAATGCTCAGACAAAAGCCGCTTCGCTTCTGCGAGTGCTTCCGTGCGCTCCGATTCAACCGTCGGTTGTCTCTTTTTTTTCAAGCAAGAACGTCTATTTTTTTGGATACTCGGTTGCGTAAATTGGCGAGCATATCGCGCTCGGTCATGCCCTTCGCCCATGCTGGACGTAGCTGATAGTGGGGTTCGTCAACGAACTTCCAGTCGCCGCCCCATTCTAGGCCAAGGCTTTTGCCGAGCGTTCCTAATTCGTTATAGAGCGGATGCTCTCCGCAATATTCTTTGCCGCGAAAAATTCCGATATCAAAAGCGATGCCGAAGTTGTGATTTGAATATCCGGCGGCGGCGTTCGTTACCTTTTTCCCTGGGGTTGTGCGGCCCCGCGCAAAGAGCGCATCCTGCTCCATATATGAGCGGGTTCCGCTGATGATCTTGACGTCACAGCCCACCTTCGCACAGATAGTCTTTGCGACGCCTAGAAAGGCGCGTGCGGCCTTTTGCATCGCGGGGTGGAGCGTTGCAAGCTGAATCTCCGAGCGGTCGTCAAAGGTCATTTTTTTAGCGATGGTATTTCTGGTAACTCATAGCAAAAAGTGCCGTAGTCGGTTTTCAAACATACCGACGGATTTTTAAACCCAGCGCATGAAGTCAGGAACGCCATTCCCAAGAACGCAAAGCTGAGAACGATCATCCAAAGCGCGATGGTTCTTGCGCTCATTTCTCTTTTCGGAAGATCTCGATAAGTCCAAGAATGGCGGCGACTGCCGCTCCTATTGCGTCCCATTTTGCTGGCTCCAGGCTAAGACCGGCAACTCCGCCGATGATGGCAATGCCGCGAATGGTCGAAGGTTCCTTCAATTTTGCGAGTAGTGTTTTCATGGTTTTTTGGTTCTGGTCATTTTATACAACGAAACTGCACCGATGCAAATTCCGAGAAGCAGGGAAGCGATGCGCAACCACGCTTCAACTTCCGAGAACGAGATCAATACAGCGGCTGCGGGCGCCGACGTTCCTACGAGCGAATGAAAAGCGTGGCCGTTCATTAGCTCAATCCGCCTTGCGAAATCAATTCTTCGGTAAGTGTGCATGGTTGAAGTATGATCGTGCTTCGTTCGCCGCCGGTAGTCAGTTCGATCTCAATCTCGGTCGTTACCGAGGTTGCGTTAAGCAACAGATCGCGCACGCCGAACGTGTTGAAATCAACAGCGGCGGTTTTGCCCGGTGTTGCGCTCAAGCCGCTTTGAACTTGGAGCGTCGGCAGGTCGGAAAATCCTTTATCGCCACCAAATGTAATATCGTAATAACTGCCTTGGATGCCGCTCACGGTTAGGTTGTTCGCGCCGATACTGTCGAGTGCTTGCAAGGCCGTTTGCAGTTGCGCGGCGGTTGTGCTTGCGTCGAGCGGATCGGTCTGGCGTAGGATCGTAGTCGCTACGCTGCCGGTCGTAACCGTGCCTGTTCCAGTCGTGATCGCCACGGCTCCTGCTGTTACTCCGAGCAAAAATTCAGTCGCCTGCGGGATTGCACGAACGAAGTATTGAACCCCTGCCGTGTAGCCGGATATTGCGGTGAACCCTGTTAGAACAACAGGCTGAGAGAGTGCGAGGCCGTGGTTGCTTGTTGTAATAAAAATGCCATCGGTGACTGTGCTTGCGATATCCACGTTGTAGGTTGGGACTGTGATGCGATAGCTACCGAGATACGGAGCGCGTGAAAACGAGACGCGCTGAACTTCGTTGTTGATTGTTGATCCAGTTATCGTGGTTGCCACGCTGACGGTCAATGCCGTGCCGAGGTCAGTCCATGTCGGCTGATAAACTGCTGGCGCAAGACGAAGTTGAAGCTCTTGGATTTCGGCGTTGGTGGCACTTCCTGCAATGCGCTCGTCGATGAGCGCGGTCGTGGTTGGGATGAGTCGAGCGAAGTTGCCCGTGATCGCGCTCTGAGTGCCTGCCGAGTTGAACGAAACGACGAAGTTCGTTGCCATCGTGCCTTCAACCGACACCGATCCTGCGGCGGTGATTGTTGAGAGTGAGTTGAGCGCGGACGAGATCGCGCCGGCGGTCGCGCTGTATCCTATCGCTCCGCTCGTCTGGCCTCCAAAGGATAGCGTGAAAGTGCCGCTGGAAGGCGTTCCGGTGCGGCTCCCCACACCGAATTTCACGCTCGTGCCGGTATAGTCGATCACGTTAAACGGCGCGGATACGTTGCCTGTTGCCTCAAGAAAATACAAGTTGATCGCGCCGTTGTCGCCCTTCACGAATCGTTGCGTTGTAGCCGGTGCTAGGCTCGTCAAGCTCGTCGCCAATCGGCGGTTGGTTGTGTCAATAAATAGATCGCGTGCCATTTATTCGGGTGTTTTGTCAACAGCTTCCCATTTTCCTATCGGGCAACGCTCGGTTGCCATGCGGAGTTTCGCCCACGTCGAGCATCCGCACTTGCGACAGCGGCCGGTGGCGTTCAGCGCGGCGGCGTCCCACTCGGGACAGGCGCGGCAAATGGCTTCGCGGTTGGCGAGTGCTTCGGGTGGCGTGGTGGCGAAGCCTGCGCGAGCGAAGCGGTGCGCGGATAACCCCAGTTTAGCCATCATATCAAGATGCAATTTAATAAGGCGATCTGACATTTTATGTAAAAGAAATTGTAATATTTTCCATGTGTGGGCCAAATGAAGCTGGTATTGAGCAAAATCCAATGGAAAATACTGAGTTACCTAATATCGTCGCGGATGAACTGTCTGCAAAATTGTCTACATAATATGGCGGATTGGCAGATGAGATGTTTGGCTCATACTCAGCCTCGCTAGCATAATAAGAAAAATAAAATACTCCGCTTATGCGAAACAAAGCTGCACTGGCAAACCAATAATCTGGACTTGGAAACCCACCATAAGTCCCTAACCATCCTATACAATCATCGCCAGCTTGATTTCTTGTCATCGAAAATGATGGGCTAGATTTGCTAAATGGCCCTGAAAATGCCGTTCCATTGTAGCTCATTTGAACCGTCAGATCTCGGTTAAATATATTATTCCCAGTTGCCGTTGGAATAATTACCCATCCAGTCGGATCAAATGGGACTGGATAACATTTAGGCCCACAACACGCGCAATTCACAGCGCGAAGGACGCCGTTGTCGGTTTTTATTTTGATCGCGTTGGAAGCGGTGCGGCCTAGCGTCATTTTAGCATTCTTCTGTAGAGAGCCATTGCAACGAGCCGTTGACGGCGCCTAGAACAAAAGTGCCGTTCCCAGGCAATGCTGGCATCTTGAATTTGTGTGCGGAAAAGCCCATCACGGTCGTTGTTTCTACGAGCGAACTATCCACGACCAGTTTCGCCCAAGCGAAATTCTTCATCAAGTCGCTTGATGATATCGGACTTGTTGATTTCCCGCCTTTAACTACGGTCTGAAAATCTACGGGAAAATCGTTCATGTGTATTGGCGTATGCTTAAATTTGGTTGACCGAAATCCAGTCCCCAAGTCACCGTGACTTCATCGACATTCCCGAAATTGCTCCTGTTTACATTGATTATTCCACTAGACGCATTAAGAGCCTCAACTAAAGTATTATTGAAAAAAAAGTATGAATAATTGTTATTATTATTCCTGTAATTAGCTTCAAAAGTTAAGTCTTGGTTATATGGGTCTCCGTTTGCAGGCGTAACTTTTAGAATGCGATATGTTAAATTTTCATCTGGTAATGGAAGTGTTGTAACTGAAACATTTGGGGCTAAGGTGAATTTCTTTGTAATGGTATCACTTAATAGATTTATAGAAAAGGATTGAGTGAACTCTCCAATGACTGGAGGATTCCCAGAACTTGAAGTTATATTTGCGACAAGATTAATTGAGTTAGACACCGCCCCTAAAACTGACGGGATTGGAATAGTTCCATTCCCGCTGATTTGCAATGTCCCATAAAATCCGCTGACGGTAAAGGTCGTGAATCCATCCGTTTCGTCTTTGCGCTTTGCGTTCTCGCGGATGATGTAATCTGGACGTTCTGGCAGTCGAAAGCCTGCAACTAATTCTAGCTCTAAATCGTCTGCTCTTGTCGTCCGGCACTTGTAAATGCAATCGACGCGGCTTAGGCCGCTGTCGAAGTTTTCTTTTGTTATGCTCGTTAAAATTAAGCCGTCGTCGCCGTAATATTGATGTGCCATAATTTTATGCTAAAACTGGTTGCGGGAGTTTCTTTTCAAGGCTGACAACAGCGGTTTTGATCGCCTCGACAGCGGTCTTTATGAGGTCGAGCGTGCCGTTCACGCCAGACTTTGCGGCCACGTCAATTTCAATGCCGGATTTAACGTCGTTACGCAGATCCGCTACCGTTTTCGTTGCATCCAGTTTTGTCGGAACGCTTGAGAATGCAGTATCTGTTGCGGTTTTTGCCTTTTGATAATCGACTAGGAGTTTTGCAGTTAATGGATTTCCCCCCAAAAATTTAATAATATCGGTTATTGATTGTTGTCCTGCCGCACTATTAATTGGATTTGCGCTTAATTGAGTTTTGACTCCATTTAAATACGTTACGACAGCGGCGATTTGATCCTGTCCAGTTTGTCCAAGTTTATCTAGGTTCAGCTTTTTAACAAGATCGGGGAAACTCTTTTGTGCGAGATCAGTTCCTAGCAACTTATCCATTGCCTTTAATTCGTCTTTTGCCGCTTTCGCTGTAGTGCCAGCTGTTACTAAAGCCGTAATATCCTTCATTTTCGATAATGTATCAGCGAATCCTGTTGCTGAAGCAAGACTGCTTGAAAGCTCAGCTGCTTTTTTAGCGGCGTCAAAGAATAATGGATTCCCGTTTTTATCCAAATATTTTATGTTCCTTGAATTATTCGCGGCGATAGCCATGTTGTCTGCAAATAACTTTGCCGCTTTTGGATCCATTCCGGCATCCAAGGCTTTTTTAAGATCATCTGCGTGTTTCTTGGAATCCTGCAAAGCCTGGACGCGAGCAGAATCCCCTGCGGCTTGAGCGGTGGCTAAGGCAAGTTGATATATTAGCTCGTCTTTCTTTAGTTGGTTTTGCTTTGCTTGGTCTGCTGTTTTTTTAGCATTAGCGTCGGCTACGTCAGCTTGCCCTTTTTTATACTCCGCAAAATACTTTCGAGCTTCTTGCTCTGCCGCTGCTTGAGCCTTTGCTTCTTCATCTATCTCAGTAACCGTGGCTTGAGTTGTTGCTTTGATTCCTTGCTGCAAGCGATCTATTTCCACTTGGTGCTTTTGAATGTCTGTAAATAAAGGCGGGACTCCAGCCATATTTGCCTTGAAATCATCTGGAATTTTACCCATCGAATCAGCGGCCTTTTGGGCTGCTAGTTGAGCTGCAACTGGTATTCGTTGTAAAGCAAGATCAGCAGATAAAGCGCCCGCAGCAGCACTATCTCTAAGTCCATCAGCAATCCGACTAAATGCTGGCCCTAGACTTGTGAACGTATCCGCAAGCGATCCAGCCACTACACTTTTGATATATCCGCTAACGTAATCGAAAGCAGATGTTATTGCCAATACAAGAGGCCCACCCGAAGCAAACTGATCTATTGCAAAATCACTTATGGTTTGGAAGGTAGCAATTAGCGTTGCATAAATACTATTCCCTGTGTCCTTAAATTGCATCTGTATTGCCTGTCCAACGATCTGAAAAGCTATCCCTAGCTGTCCAGCATCAATAGCCTGAACAGCGGCTTGAAATCCTTGCATTCCTGCTCCAGCTCCTGTAAAAAATCCAGCTAAGTCTTGACCTAGTTTTGTCGCATCAATCCGCGTCATTGCTGTCGTTAGTGCATCAAGTGCAGGCTTAACTTTATCAAGAATCCCAGCGGCAAAATCAACAAACTTCCCGCCAATGATGGTCAAGTTGTCGCTGATTTTATCGAATTGCGCGGCCCCTGCCTTCATAACATCTGGCAACGATCCAAGTTGAGATTTTGCAGTTGCAATCTCACCATCCATATTTGCAAATACTTGGTTCAATGCACCGCCAGATTTTCCGAAAATATCCATCGAGACGGCTGCACGTTCGGCTGGATCTGGAATACTAGCGACAGCTTTACCTATGGCTTGCAGTTGTTGATCAGGGGAAAGGTTTTGTAGGCTTGAAAGCGGAATGCCTAATTTCGTGAATGCGTCAGCGGCAGCAGTGCTTCCATCACCAGCGTCAACGATTGCTTTTTGCATCTTGTTGATAATCGGGCCAAGTGAATCGGCCCCGACTCCTGTATTTTGGAAGGCTCGCTCTAAAATCAAAAGTTTATCAACGGCAACACCTGTTCTATCCGAAAGATCAGCAAGTCTGCCGCCCATATTCAACGCATCTCCAAAGCTCTGTACGGTCTTCTGTGCTGCGGCAAATGCTGCGTCAATCGCCGCTGTTCCAAGTTTAACTGCCGCGCCTGCGATTCCTGCGCCTATTGCTATTTGACCAAATCCGGCCCCTGCTTTTTTCCCAGCATCTTCAGAATTATCCCCAGTTTTTTTAATATCTTTATTTAACTCCTCAACCTTTGGCGATGTCGCGGTGGACGAATCCCCGATGGCCTTGATGTTTTTCTCCATCGTCGTAATTTGCCCGATGCGCTTCATCGTGGCTTCAAGATCGGTCATGGACAACCCTCCGCTCGTTACCTTGCCCTTCAGCTGGGTAAGCTCGTCTTGAACGGCCTTGAGCGTTTTCTCAAGTCCTGTGTCTAAAGCTCCAAATTCTACTGTTACGTCTGCCATATTTTAAATCTATGCAAGGGTTTTTTGTCTCTTTTTCAGAATGTTGTTCATCTGGTTTCGCATCTTTGTTGCGACGACGGAAAGCGCGTTGAGTTGTTCGCTTGCTGGAAGAATCTGAGATACCCAAGGCACGTTGTTTGTAAGCGTCACCTTCGGGCTTTTAATGTTGGACGTTGAGTCTTGAACTGACCCCGATCCGCTTCTTGCGGCTTTTTTAACCCATGTAGGGAATCCTGTAAGAAGTCCGCCCTTATTCACTTTCTTGAGTTGGCTTGCACAATCAGCCCATCCGCCTTTTGAAATGCCGACGCGCTTTTGTATTTCTGTGATGTATGTATTGAGTTCGCTTCCGCTTGAAATAAACAACTTACTTCCCCTTGTCTTTGTTCTTCCGGTGGGCTTAACGCGAGCATCTTGATGATGTGTCTTTATTGCGCTCTTGCTGTCTAGAAATTCAATCCCCGTCCACTTATTCAAAAACCCAAGGTTCCGAAAGATAGTTTCAACAATATCATAACGCTGGTTCATTATCAGCGCCTTCAATCGTTGTCCGATCTTCTTATTTTCAACCTTGTTTGCCATTGCCAATAGCTGAACCGGAGGCTTGATGATTTTGCCGATATCGTTTTTTACGCGAATTGTTCCGGCGGTTTCATCATTTCCGAAAGGTTGTGTGCGTCTTCCTAGTTCCACGCAAAGAAGGCGAGCGTTGAGCATAACGGCGTCAGGAATTGTGACTGCGCGTATCTCCGCGTAGTCCTTCATTATCTGCTCAAATTTCACACTCTCGAACTTGAATTTTGCCATACTTTGCTAAAGTGTCTTCAATAGTGGCGAGAGCGTCAATATCGACGCTGGCGTTATTGCGCGACCAAGGACGGTGGATGCCGTTCGTGTAATCGTCGGCTTGGAGTAATTGCAAGCCTGCCGCGAACGGCAGTTCTTCTAGGATGTGAGCGAAGCCCCAGCCGGTCAGCTTAACGAGTCGAAAAACGTAAGCTGCGAGCCAGTTGGGGCTGTTTAGTTTGGGCTTCCCGATCCTGCCTTAGCTTCTGTCGCCGATGCGTTGTAAAGCTCAAATGCGGAGTTCATCGCGTCCGACATGGAGCCGACTTCAAGATGATGCGCCATATTCTTTTCAATCCACGAATCCACGGCGTTGATGAACGTGTCGCGGTCATTGACGACAGAACGGATCGCGCTTGTTGGCTCGCTGTGCAAGAATGCAAAGGCCGCTGCTTTCCATACGAGATCCATATTGCCGCTGAAAATCTCGTTGCGTTGCATCCAAGAAATTGTGAGTGCCGTGATCGGTCGCAGGATGCGCCCGTTTACTTTCTTCGGCCCGTCTTCCATCGCCTGGATGCGGAGGATTTCGTCGTCTTTTACTAGGTCTGTATTTTGTGTCTTTTTCATTATTTTAAAAATCTGGTCATCTCTTGCTTGGTCTTGTCCGAAGCATTCTCCGAAATGGCGATGCGCTTGCCGTTGTGCTCGATCTCGATCAAGCGCGGAGTATTGCGGATGATGTCCACCAATACGTCTCGGTTCGCTAGTGCCGCGCGGATGTAGCACAGCGGGTTTTCTGGGTCTTTTGCTTCAAGTTCGTCGCCTTCCTTCGTCATCTGCCGGTATACCTGAGAAGCGTCTTGGCCCTTGTCGTTCACTCCCTCAAACCAGAACTCGGTGGACTCCTTGCCGTCGGTGCGAACCAGTCGAGTGACCGGTGGTTTATTCGTCTTGAAACCCATGGTGGCTAGGGCCACCGCAGCCTTTAGGTTTATTGTGTGGAAAAATTTAATATTGCATTCCATATATTTATAAAAAGGCGGCTCCCTTTAGCCGGGGAGCCAGCGGCATGAGCCAGTTGCTTAGACGATTTCGGGGTATTGAGTCGCGGAAACGGTGATCGTTTTGAATGTGCCGGCGCCTGTCTTTTCGGAAACAGAATCAACGATAACTGCACCGCCGGAAACGCCATAGGACGTTGTGTCGTTTGCGAGCGTTAGGACGTTGGCGAGTTCGTAGGCGACGCCGCCGTTGACGACGCCATCAAGGCTGATCGTGGCGCTCTTGTTGAAGTAGGCTACGGCAACGGTATCGCCGAGGGCGTCCATGACGGTTGCTTTGTCCGACTGAACGGAACGGGAGAAAGAATTGAGCAAAAGCCCAGTTTCTTGAAGGAGTCCGAACTCAACGCCGGACGCTACGGATGATGTGATGACGGTTGCTGGCATGATATTTCGTGGAAATTGTCAACTTGCGAAAAGCGCGGCGTGAACCGTGATCGTTACCGACCGCTCAAAATGCCGCTCGTTTGACGAGAGCGAAACTGGCCCGTCCCGAAGGATGCCGAAGACGAAAGCGTATTGCGGACGCACGGCGTTGAGCTTGGTCTTGAGGCCGGTGATGTCATGCGAAATGCAAAGCACCTGCGACCACAAGTTTTCCATTGCCATCTGATCCATGTCGTCGGCCTGCACGATCAAAGCGATATCGACCGAGAACTGGAAAATCGCGGAGTCGATAATACTCTCGCGCTGGCGAGTGCATTTCACGAAGCAGGCTGGCAGCGTCATCGTGCCGAAGTTCTCGGCTGCCGTTACCACCAATGCGCTCTGCATCTCTTGCTGGAGCGCGAGAACAAATGTGTCAGTCAATGCTTTCTCAAGCGTCAGCGTGTAGGTGGCGTCGGCAATCATTCGGTTGGTCTTTCTAGCAAGGCCGTGACGTCAACCTCTTCAATGGGCTTTGCTATTGTTCCGACTGGCGGTTGCCATGTTTCAAGATTGCCATCCCAGACAACCAAGTTTTCAAGCCATCCGCCCTTTGCATCGAGTATTGCGTAAGTGTCCATTTTAAAAATAGGTAGTTACTATGACAATTCCATTGGCTCCTGCGCCACCAGCACCAGAGGAGTATGTTAGTCCACTTGTTCCGGGATACCACCCACAACATCCACCACCGCCTCCTCCACCACCATAGAGTCCCCCTGCTCCGCCTGCGCCTCCATTGCCAGTTGCATTTCCTGCTCCTCCAGCCCCACCACCACCAGAAAATCCAAAGGTGTTCAAAGAATGTCCAACGCCCCCTGATGCTCCTGCTGTTTGTCCTCCAATTGATTGACCACCAACAGAAGCTGATAAAAATGAAGGGA